TTCCATCTCAAAGATCTTGATGCGGTCTTCCATGCGTTCTTTGCGTTCTTGTTTGCGCTTTTTCTCCGCACGCTTCTCAGAGTCGATGTCGCCGTAGACCTTCATGCCAGCACTCATAGCACCACCAAACGGGTCACGCACGCGCATCTGGTAGCCACCGCCAATATCTTGTAGTTGGCCTTTCGTTCCTTGCAACAATCCTTGACCGACCGCAAGAAGCATACGCTCCTTATCCGTGGGGGTCGGGATATTGCCTTGTGGCATCTTGCCACCTGTCGGCTGAATCGGCGGCGTAAAACTTGTAGGAAAATTCATTATGAGAAAAGCCCCGCTATTCCACCAAGGCCAGCGCCAACCGCCATGCCCGGTAATCCAAAAACACTACCCATGCCTGCGCCCTTAGCCATTGCCGCGCCCCCAAGAGCGCCACCTGCTAGGCCGCCAATACCGCCACCTGCACCCGCTTGAGCCGCATTATAGCTCAATTGGCTTTGCAGATTACTGGCATCTGTTGCGGCACCAAATAGCTGATTGACCCCCATACCTTGACCACCTGTGTTAGCCGCCAATGCGGGGTTTGCCTGTTGTACGCCCTGTCGGCCAGTAATAAAGCTGAACGCATCCGGTCGCGTTGCCGCCGTTTGCCGCAGGAAGTTGTCTGCCGCCTGTTGGCGCTGTTGCTGTAGTTGCAACCCACGGCTACCACGGGCAAAGGCTTCTGCGGCCACTGGTGCCGATCCGCGAACAATACCACGCGCACCTTGCGCACGGCGAATACCCTGCTCGACCTCGCGCTGTAGCTCGGGACTCATGCCCTGCCCCGCGCTCAATTCACCCATTACTTGCCGTCCAAGCTCTTGACGGATCGCCTCGGCTTGCGGGTCGGAACTCGCACTCAACGCCTGTTGAAAGGCGGGGCCAAGCTCTTGAATGTTCGCAATATCACCCAAGCGGGTCTGGCGGGTCGCCTCGGACTCAGCCGCACGCAATGGCGTACCAAACTGGGACTCAAATGCCAATTGCAACTCTGCCATCGCAGGTGCGAAGGTGGAGAGCATCTCCAAGTTGGATAATTGGTCAAAGAACTCAGCCTCCCGCAGGGAACCTTGGTTCTCTAGGTATGCCTCAATGGCACTTGCATAGTTTTCCCCGGCAGTAGGCACCTTCGGGGCTTTGGGTTTACTTCCCATTATGCACCTCCCTGCGGCATCTTAGATCCAAGCCTAGAGGCGTAATCATCGGCGCGGCGGCCTGTGTCGACGCCAGTATTCAGCGATGAACTACCCCACCCCGCAGACTGTGGTGACTGAAATTCGCCAGTACCCATCACTTGATTGGGAAAACCCACCCCCATGCTTGGCGCGTTTAGGAGTCCTTGTAACTGGCTCTGGAGGTTCGCGGGTAGCATTGGGGAGCCGGGCATCGGCTTTTCCCCGCGCCTAATCTGGCCTCTTGTTGCAGATCCAGCAAATGGGGCTGGCTTGGAGTTCCTTGCGGGGGCAACCCCAGTCTGCGCCAAGCCAATGCTTGGGGTGTTCCGTGCAATCGCCTGCCCGTTGTCTCGCGCCATCGCTGGGCCTGTCGGCGGGTTGCGCAACGCATCCACCGGATTACTCGACTGCATCAAGTCCACACGGCGTTGTATCTGTGGAGACACCCCGCCGCCCGTGTAATCTATCGGCGCTGGCAGGACATCGCGGTTTGCCATCGTCTCGGCAATAATGGGGTCTGCTAGGTAGCCACCCCCCTCTTGCTCTTTGCCGAACAACCTGTTAAAAATATCGTACTGGCCTTGTGGGACATCTGGCGTCCCCCCGTCCTGTGGCGTCTTAGAACCCTGTGGTCGGGTGTATACGCGAGTGGGCATTACAATACCTCCCGTCTAATAATCCATGAATCGTAAAGCTTACCGTCTTTACGGTGACTGCGCGGAAGCTCCCCCACCAACTCAAACCCACAACGCAATGAGGCCGCATAAGCCGCCGTATTGCACTTAGGCACCTGCCCGATCACATTCGTAACCTCGGGAAAATCCTGTAGCATCTGCTCAAATGTGGCATCAGCGGCGGCTTTCGCCACCCCACGCTTACGGTACTCCTTCAAGATCCCCCAATGTGCTTGAATCGTGTTAGCCCCGAAGAAACTTCCCCAAAACAACCCAACGGCTTGACCATCCACAACGGGCAGATACATGATTGAGCTTCCACACTCCAATGCCTTGCCGACCTCGTACAGAGAAGCCATGTTTTGGTTCTCGTCTGGCATGGCCGCAAGGATCTCCGAGTCCATAAAGAAGCGCATCACCCATTCAAGGGCTTCCGAGCTGTAGTTCAGTCTGACGGCACTTGCTTCCATTACGGCTCCGCTGTTACCTGTGCATACAAGACAACCACAAGGGCTTTGCCTGTACTTGCATTCGTGTTCTGGTCGGTGTAAAGGGCTGTAACGGTGCGTTGCGTGCTATTGTAGCCATCGCTGGCTCCGTGAGTCGGCTCAAGTACCCCAGTAGACGCAACATCCTGCGAAGTGCTTAGGGCGTCTTGGTCTGCCGCCCAACCGACTTCGATTGTGTCCGTACCCGTGCCATTGAAGGCCGTGGTCACGTGAATGTTGATGTCGTAAACAAAGCTATCAGCCGGGAGCGTGCCGATTGTAACTGGCGTGCCGTCATCCGTGTATTCCACCCACCCCTCAAGGCGACCAACCGCTTGAAGGTTCTTTTGGGCGTTGGCAACCGTGGTGGCACCAGTGCCGCCGTTGGCTAGGGCGATAGGCGTGGGAACAACCGCACGCGCCAGAGTAAATGCCTTGTTGAGGAGCGTGGCAGTTAGGGTGTCGCCAGTGGTGAAGGTATGTCCCGCCTCGACGGGTGCGTTTAGAGCCATTATTGATTGCCTCCGTCCTGCTGTAATTTTCTGTTGTCTGCTTCAATCTGTAGGTTGTTGTAGCGCACATAACCTTGCGTGTTGGTCAGCGTAAACTGCACCCAACCGGCTACCGCCAACGAGGTGAAAAGCTCCGTATGCTCGGCATAAACGTCTAAGTCCAAACCATTTGTACCAATATCTACGCCGCTACCAGCGCCATTGAGGGCAATGGGGGCGTAGTCCTCGCGGAATGGCGTGGCAAAGTCATCGTTGCTATTGTCCTGCACCCACGCCGTCTTGTTGTGGATGTCATAGGCCGTAAGGCTATAGGTCTTCGCGTTCAGCGAAGCAAGCGTCTCCGTGTCGAAGGGCTTATCTGACCCCATCACCGCCGTCACGCTGGGTTGTCCATGCTCAAACCGCACCTCGCCGCGATACGCGCTTTTTTGGATCAACTCCCCACCATGCGTGTAGCCACGGGTCTTTAGCTCGCTGGTGATGTTCGCGTTGGTAGCCGCAATCGAACCGAGCGCACCCGAGCTTGGCGTAGTTTGGTCACTGGCGAGCCTCACCGTTTCTGTAGTCTCCGTAACGGTTCCATCCGACGCTACGTCATACCTTGTGGTTGTGGTGTCGGTGACCTCATTCATTCCCCAATAAATATACCAAGGGTCGCTAACAACCGCCTCGCTTGTGTAGATTGAAACATAATCCACCAAGCAGTTGTCGCCCCAAATTATAATGTCCTCCTCTCCGCTAGACAGCCAATCACCAGTGTATCCGGTGCCGACCATCTCCCTTGGGCCAATTCCATTCAGTGTAGCGTAAACCTTGCCATCTGCACGTCCTTCGATCTCAAGGACATACCAATCCTCATCCGTGTATCCACCAAGATTAGTGCCAGCGTAGGTCTCTGGAAAATCCGCATCGTAGGTGCCAGAAGGCATTGAGAAACCAGCTTGGAACTCCACCTGCCAATATTTGTCACCCGGCCACTTTGCGCCCGGTTGATCCTCCCTCGTCACCTCTAGGGAGATGTGGCCGTTCCCCGATCCTCGCGCCCTTAGTAGTCGCTGTGTGCCGAAAAAGTCTGGCTTGAACCTAACACGGATAATTCCAGTGGTGTGTTCAGACAGCCCCAACCCCGTTGACTTTATTTCGGCTGATCCGGTAGGGGTTGTGCTAAAATAGTCCACAAACCCGCCAAGAAAATCCTCGCAATCACCCTCCAATAGGGCGTTTGTTGCGGCATTTGATTGCAGGCCAAGCAGGTATTGTTTACTGGAGTGGTCAATTGAGTCGAGCCTCTGTATCTCCACTGGCGTTGCCCCAAGCTCCCAGTACCCAACCCAAGAGCGCGATGTCAGATCGTAGGCAATGAGTCGGTTCGGATACTCGCTACCACCCACGCTAACTGCGCATATATAGTAATTGTCGTGGTTTACAGCGGAGAAGTTCTCCGAGTACTGCCAATTGATCTCCTGTATCAACCCCCAAATAGGCTCGCTGAGTGGCAATTCAACCAATTGCGCATTTTGCTCGCTTGTCTGCTGGATCGTCCACACACCCTCGCGGCCAAGAAAGAAAATATCCTTGCCAACGGCCACGGCTGTATCGGGTGAAACGCAACCAACGCGATCATCAATAAACTGCATGGTCATATCAGACGTGGTAGTGAAGTTATTAGCCCCAGTGATGACCGCAATTCCGCGCTCCTTGAAGGCAATGAGGTTGCCGTTGCTGAATGGGCGAAGCGCAACAAGTTTTTCGCCATCTCCCTGCTCCACGCGAAACTCATTATTGATACGATCCCAGTTGGCACTAAGAAGATCGCTGGCTATAATTGTGTCATCACCCTCAATGAGCCAAAGACGGTTAAAGGCATAAACCCCGTCGCGTGCTTGCGGTATTGCCCCGCTAGTCCCATTCGGGACGTACTCAAACTCTGAGCCAACCTCACCATCCCACCGAATTGGATCCCCATTATCCGGAAAAGCATACAGGTAGCCATACGCCTGCACAAACCTAATCGAAATCTTTCCTTCCATTGGGTATGGCGTGGGGATCCTCTCCCTTATTTCGCGCAATGGGAATGAAGTCCGATATATGCTAGTGAAATCTTGGTCGGGAAAGTGTGCGGAATAGACGACGGTATCAGAAGAACCAACACCTGGGCTACGAAACACCATGCTTCCGGTTATAGTCACGTCATCGCCTGCATCATCCAGCAATGGCTCCTCTACCCGCCAGCTACCACGGCGCGAACGCACGCCACCGTAGCGCGTCTCAATGTTCTTCCCCGATGCAAACTGGTTGGGGGCAAGCCTCTCGGGCGCTAGGCGGTCATTCATCCCGCCGGTAAAATCTGATTGTGCCTCGGTCGTTCTCACTTTATCGGGTCTTGTAGTACGGCCATGATTCCATGTTGTAGTAATACTCACCAACGCCAGCAAACATGCCGTAAGCAGGGGCGGCACTGAAGTCCTTGTCATTGTGTTGCGCCTCGTTTTGCTCCATCACCTTGAGGGCGTCTGCGCCTAGCTCGCGCTCTCTCGTTGCTCGTTGAATCTCCCCAAATCTCTCATAGAGCGATGCCATGACGAAGTGAAGGATGGGCTTGACCATCTCACTGGGTTGGATGGCGTCATTGTCATCCACCAACCACTCAAACTTGCGCAGGCATTGAAATTTGACTGTGGTGGCCGTATCGGGCGGCGGCACCAATTGGATCGTCGGGTACTCGGGAATCGTCTCCCATGGCTGAACGATCCCTAGCTCGTTATCGCTTGTATCTTTGATCGTGATGCGACCCGTGGTCACTGGCTTGCTGATCTTTCGGATTTCGGTAAAGCTCGCCGTTCCGTCCGAGTTGCTCGTCCCGTTTAGCGCAATGTCCTCCACAGTCTCCACGCCCCCGACAGTTCCCACAATTCGCACACTGCCCACTGCACTGGTGTCGCTGGCGCTTGTGCTGACGACGCGCACGTTGATTGCGCTCGTCGGTTGGGTAAGGACGGGATCGTTTCGCTTCCATAGGTACTCGCATGATGTCCCTGCTGTCTCAAAAGCCTCTGGGTTGAAGTTGTTGGTGCGGATCATGCCAACAGCCGAAATCGGACGGTTAGTGACCCGTGCCGCCTGCACGTTGTCCACATAGCTCGGGAGCGTAATCAGTCCGTCAGAGGTCGTAGCCTCAACGTCAATGATCTTGCTGTTATCCCAAGGAAAAACGTCCCAAACCTGCTGATAAGCAAGATTGAGAGCGTCAAGAGCGTGGTCGTGTAGGTCGGTTGGAATCTCATTCTTCCGTGCCGAGCCGGTTTGAACCAACGCGAAGTCAAGCAGTTCTTTTACGCGCACCTAATCACCTCGGAAAAAAGCCCCGCAGGAAGCGGAGAGGAGCAAGGAGAATACACTCCCTGCGGGGCAATGGGGTTTAGACGTAGCGACCGCTTACGCTAACATCATGGGCGGCGGCACCACCGGGATCCATAATCAAGACGACTGGTTGACCCACTTCGCCTGCGATTACGTTTTCCTTGGCAATCGTTGCCGAGCCAACCGTGTGCGTGGTGAGACGATCAGCCCGAACAACCCATGCCTTGGCACCTGCGGCAACCGCACCCTCAATGCCGGTGATACCGTCAAGACCAGCAACCGTAAGGTCAACTTCGTCGTTGGCGGCATCTTCAGCGGCACCGGAGATCAAGCCAACCCGAAGGCTAGTGTCTGCACCAGTGCTGTTCTGAGCGTTGGTGGCCGTGGTCACGAAAACGCCATAGTCGTTGTCCGTGATTTGGTAGCCATTGATGTAGCCATCATCATCTCCGCTGAGAATATGATCCGTTGCGGCGGCGGCTTTCGCCCCAACAACGGTAGTCTCAAGCGCACTTGTGCAAGCGCCCAACTTGACTACGGCACCAGCATTGGCACCAGTTGCATCGAGTGCATCGACAACAATCTGGACGCCAGCCTTGCCCGGAATGACAATTGCCAACTCTTGGTCGGTAGCGGGGCCAACACGCGCATAGCTAAACTCTTTGCTGTTGGACTTCTTTACTAGGTCACTCATTTGGTATACCTCCTATGTTTACCGCTTACGCGAAGCTCGAAACGGTGAGGTCGTAGTCGGTCGTACCAGCGATGTTCAGACCGTAGTCGTCGTCAATGACGGCGGCTTTGAACGGAATGTTGTAACCAATGGTCAACTCGACACCAGTCTTGGTGATGTCCTGCACCTTGAAGCCCGTACCGCGCATGAGGCGGGAGCGAGTGCGTGCATCACCCAGATCGACATAGCCGAACGAGTTCTTACCAAGCACGTGAGCAACGTGAACCGCACCAGAATCAGCACGGGTAGCAAGAGCGCCACCAGCACCGGGGAGGTTACAACGGTATGCATCGTGTTGGATAATGAAACGAAGACCGTAGATGTCGATGGCCTTAGCACCGCCAAACACCTTGTCAGTCTTGTAGCCACGGATAACCAACTCGCGGAAGTACGGATCGGCTTCCAACTGCGAACAGATGGCGTGGTCAATAACGGCAACGTGCAGACCCGGATAAACTTCGGGAACGCCGCTGTTGGAGAGGGCAACCTTAGCACGCTTGAAGTCTTCAACCGTGAACTTGCTACCGGAGTTGAGGTCGCTGAAGTTCTCAGCACCGCCTGCGTACATCGTGTTGAACGCGCCAGCGAGGTTGGAACCGCCAGTGTACGAGTTCGTGTCGGCAACGCCGTTCACGAAGGCTTCGTTGACGTGGCGATGTACCCAGCGACGAATCTGCGTCTCAAACTTCGCGTAGGAAGCCTTTACGACGTCAATCGGATCAACCGAACGAACCATGTTGCCCAAGGAAACATAGTCGCGCAACTCAGCCAAGGGAACTTGGATGATGGTGGCGGTTTCGGTCTGACCCGAACCCGGATCGCCGTCAGACTCAGCGAAGTACTTCGGTGCGTCATCAGCCGACTCGGACGGAATCGTGTAATCATCAAACTTGCGGAACTCAGCGTAAGCACCGCCGTGCTTCGGAATGGATGCCTTCATGCCGAGCTTTGAGTTCGCCAAAGGCGTCTCATAGCTACGACGTGCTTGATCCATCCACTTCTTTTCAAAATAGACCTGTACGGAACCGCTAATTCCAGAGGTCAAGTTTTCTGCGGCCATTGTGGCTACTCCTGTGGATTATTATGCCCCAGTGACCCCAGCGGCAGTAAAGGCGGCAAGGAGTTCATCTTCGGCACTACGGGTAGCTCGACGGGTAGTCGTAGCCTCACCGGCAGGGATTGGCGCATTGGCGCGTCCTAGCCGTTTCCGTAGCTCCGCATTTTCCTGTGCCAGCTTTTCATACTGGGATTCTTTCTGGAGCAATTGAGTGTAACGAAGGACATGGCTTGGCGCATCCGCAAGATCTTTGAAATTGGGGATGATTTGCGCCAGTTCTTGTCCAGCGGTGATGTAAGACTTGCCAAATTCAGACTCGTCATTGAAGTTGCCCTTGTCGTCAATCAAGCCCTCCACTTCCTTGAGCGATCCAAGTGAAGCGTTTCGTTGCTCTTGCCAATCGCGTTGTGCCTGCACCGTACCAGCATTCCGCTTTTCTGCGGCGATGGCTCGGGTCAAGGCTTGGGTGGCGGCATCTTCGACGTCACGGCTCAAGCCGCCAAAGCGATTGGCCTGTGCCGCACGCATTACGTCATAGATTTCACCGCTATCCTTTCGCTCAAGAGCTTGGATGGCTAGATTGCGCAACTCGCGCAACTGTGATTCGTCTCCCTCGGCTTCCCCTGCCTCGTAACGCGCCAAGAAGGTCAGCATGTCTTCAGTGCTGTACTTCTGCTCAATACGCGCCAACTCGTCGGGTGGCTCGGGTTTTTGCTTGGTTGATTCCTCAAGCTCGGCCAACCGCGCCTCAAGCTCCTTCAAACGCTTTGCCTTGTCCTTGTTGGCTTCACGCAGGGCGCGAATGCCTTCGGATGGCTCGTCGTCTTGGGGTTGTGGCGTTGCCTCGGCTTCAACTTCGGTGGGCTGGTCACTCGTTTCCACAGCCGGTTCAAGTTCTGCCTCTGGCTCGTCGTCGGTTTCGGCAACTGCCTCGTCAAACTGCTTATCTCGCTCTAGGTCTTCAGCTTCAAGCTGTTCCTGCCAACGATCAAGGCTGTCCTGTAACTCGTTGTCGAGTTCAGTGGTTTCGACGGGGGCATCAGCCTCCACTTCTTCGGGTTGTTCGGTTTGGGTTTCTTCCTGCATGTTACTCACACCTTTTTTTGGTCGGTAGTGGATTGACCATTTGGGTTTAGTGCGCGGGACACTTGTTACTCCGCTAGAAATTCGTCGTCCTCATCCTCACCAAGCGAGGAGGGATCAAATTCGCTGACGCTATAAACTCGCTCAAGGTATTCCCTGTCGCGGTACTTCCAATATTCGTCGTCAGCAAGATGCTCGATGCCATTGATTACCAACGCCAGTGCGCGGCGATCAGCAGACATTTGCTCGTCAAAATGGCGCGGGTCAAGGCACATGGCCGTGACTGTGTGCTTCATCCGATTCATCATTTTTTGACCGGCTCTGGACTCAAGGAAGGCGTGCAACTGATTTGCATCAGCAACCGACCAAGAAGGCATCTCCGTAATAATCTCTGTCCTTGCGGTCTTTGACCCCGGAAAGCACTTTCTCAACCAACTAAACATCCTCGCCTTCTCCTTGCTCTATTTCGGCTTGCGCCTGTTGACCGACATATTCGGTCAAGTTGCCAATCTGCTCGTAGTTCTGTTGAACCACCTGCCCCATTTGCTGTGCGCCTTCCTGCATCTGTTGCATCTGCATCGTAAGCGGCGGCGGGGCTTGACCTGGCTGTTCGGGGTCGTGAACTAGCTCGTTAGTCAACTGCGGATTCAACTGATCGACCATGATCGCCGCCAATCGTTCTTGGCGAACGAATGGAATCTGCATCAGCATCGGCCCCAGCGTCATCAATTGCTGAAGAACAAAGTCTGGGTTGACGTGTTGGTTGGAGCCTGCCGCCAAGACCCGAAACGGCATGGCAAAGACCACTTCCGACAATTGGGCTTGGTATTGACCCGACTCGCTTACGATAGGTAGCGGCACGGGATTGTGGCGCAGGAACTCCCACATCATACTGTAAAGTTGGGTAAGCGGCTCGGTGTCGCGCATGACGCTAACATTGGTGAGCCGTTGCCGCGCTAACTGCTCGGCATTCACCTGTGTTGCAGTCTTGTCGCCACCACCCCTGCTGTCGCTAAAGCCCCCCTGCGCGGAGCCACTGCGGCGTTGCGCCTTGCTGTACTCGTTGCTGGTGCTGTAGTCAAAGATCTGATCGACGCGAGGCATCTGCACTGGCTCGACGCCATCCGGGAGGCTTTCGCCCGGAATCCACTTGATGTTCTGCGCCTTGCCGCGACCACCCTTGAGCATCGGCTTCGTGTAGAAGTCCAGTTGGATGCCCTTGGCGTTCTGCATGGCGTTGGCGATCTTTTGGTTGTCAATCAGCAATTCGCACAGGCCGCGAGTGTCATAGAACTCCAAACGGCGGTTCTCGTTGCGAAATTGGACATAAGGCCAAGGACGGTCGCTTCCGTCATCCAACCACACCCACGCCCGTTGCTCCAAAATGAGCTTGGGCGCGGTGGGGCTGAAAAGCGTTCTGTATTTCTTCTGCCCTTGGTAGTGATACACTTCCCAAACGGGTACGTACTCGACACTATCTTCGCTTTCATCCAAAGAAATGTGCGGCGTGTAACCAACGCTATTGTCGTATCCCGACTCTTGTTCGGCTGAACTTTTCTCTTTGGCAAGCCGCAACACTTCCTTAGAATTTTCCCAACCACGATCTTCTGCCAACTGCTCAAACTGGCGCACACTGTAACGGTGCATTTGGCAAACGCGCTCTGCGTCTTGAAGGTGGCGGGTGCCGTTCGGCACTAGGATATTGAAGGGATCAACCACCTCAATATCGGGGATCGGCTCATCAATACCTGTGTACCGCTTGTAGGCCGTGTGATTGCCTACAACTTTGACGACTGCAAACCCGCGCTCAAACTTGTTGTCCTGCGCATGTTCGATATTGCGCTTGAACTCAATCATCATCCGCAGAAGCGTGTCGAAGCCCATCTCGGCCTCACGCTT